AGCTTCTGTAGATGGTTCTATGGATTATATAGATTTAAAGGCTGATCCTAAAATAGTAAATATGCCACAGATGGATTTTATAGAACAAAAGGTTTATAAGTATTTTGGTATAAGTAAAGAAATTGTTACTTCTAACTACACAGAGCAGCAATGGAATGCATTTTATGAAAGTATACTAGAACCTATAGGAATTCAGATGGGGCAAGAGTTTACATCCAAATCATTTACTGGTAAAGAACAGGGTTTTGGTAATGAAATTATGTTTGAGGCAAACAGGCTACAGTATGCAAGTAATGCTACAAAGGTTGCAGTAGGGACATTTTTAACTAATATAGGTGCTGCAAGTCTTGACCAGATACTGGATATGTTTAATATGCCTACTATTGGTGGAGAAGAAGGCTCAAGAAGGGTACAAACTCTTAATATGGTGAATGCTAAATTAGCAGATCAGTATCAAACGGGAAATGAAGGAGGTGACAAAGGAGATGGAACGCAGACAACTGGTAACTGAAAAGATAGAAGTTAGAGCGATTGGTGATGATGCAAAGAAAACCATAGGAGGATATGCTGTCAAATATAATTCACCAACATTAATAAGAGACCGTTGGGGAGATGAGTGGCTTGAAGAAATCGCCCCTGGGTCTTTTGATAAATCATTACAAAATCGAACCCAAAAAGCATTATGGAATCATGATGTTTCAAAGCCTCTCGGAAGTGTATCAGCTGGCACACTAAGGTTTAATTCTGATACAAGTGGACTTAATTATGATGTTGATGTACCTAATAATTCATGGGGCAACGATGCATATGAAAGTGTACAGCGCGGTGATGTAGATGGTTCATCATTCGGCTTTAAATGTTTGAATGATATGTGGTCCAAGGTTCAATATGAAGGTAAAGAAATATATAAAAGAAGCATAGTAGAAGCTGAAATATTTGAAGTAAGTCCATGTACATTTCCAGCTTATGATAGTTCAGAAATAAGTTGTAGAAGTTTAGAGACTTTTAAGGAAGATATTAGAAAAAATGAAGAACTAAGAAAAAAGTTAATATTAAGAACTTATTTATAAAAGAAGTTAAAAGGCTTCTTTTTTTATTCTATAATTTTTGAAAGGTGAGGTAAAAATATATGTGGAAAAAGAGATTACAAGAAATAAGATCTAGAAAAATAGAGATAAGAGGACAACTTGAAGGTAATAGCAAAGACGTTAAACTTGATGAACTTGAGTCAGAATTAAGAAACCTTGATACTGAGCAAAGTGATATCGAAAGAAGAATGGATATAGCAAAGAAGATAAATGAAGGAGAAATAGAAGGAAGGCATATTATTACACCAGGTGAGGAAGAAAAAAGAGAAAAAAGAGACTTTGCTTTAATGCCGCAGGAAGAACTCTTAAAATCTCCTGAGTATCGTTCAGCTTATCTAAAAAGATTGCAGGGTAAAATCCTTGATGAAAGTGAACAAAGAGCATTAACAACAGGAGCGGCAAGTGCAGGTGGGGCAGTGCCAACTACTACTTTAAATATGATTATAGATAAGTTAAGACAGACATCTGCATTGTTTGATAAAATCAATGTTTCATATATGCCTGGAAACCTATCACTTGTAATTGCAAATGCTAAAAACGCGGCTTCATGGAAAACTGAGGGGGCAGATGGGGCTTCTTCAGATGACACTGTAGAAACTTTAAATCTTGGCGGATATGAATTGATTAAGTTAGTTGAAATATCCGCAGCTGCTGATGCAATGACCATAGATGCTTTTGAAAATTATATAGCTGGTGAGATTGGAAGACAATTATCAATAGCTATTGAGAATGCTATAGTAAATGGTAGTGGTTCAGGACAACCTACTGGAATACTTGGGGGTATTACATGGGATGCAAGTAATTCAACTACTTGGGCTGTTGGTGGTTCAATAGGTTATGATAACTTGATGGATGCGTTAGCCTTATTACCTACTATGTATCATAATAATGGTGTTTTTGTAATGAATAGAAAAATGCTATTTGGTGGAGTGAGAAAAATAAAAGATGATATGAAACAACCTATATTTGCTTATAATCCTCAGGATAAAGCAGCAATGACTATATTGGGTTATCCAATAATTCTTGATGACTATGTTCCAGACGATACTGTTCTTTTAGGAGATATGAGTTACTATTACATGAACTTTAGTAAAACACCAGAGATATCTTCAGATAGATCAGCAGGATTTAAGAGTGGTAAGATAGTTTACAGAGGACTTGCGGTAGCAGATGGTAAGCCAGCACTTGATGAAGCATTTGTTAAGATTTCAGAAGCTACGGCTTAATGTAGAAGGGTGAAATTCCCTTCTTTTCATTAACATGAAGGAGGACTTATATGTTACTTAATAAGATTAAGTTATCTCTGAGAGTAGATGATACTGACTTAGATGAAGATATACAGGACGCAATAGATGCAGCAGTCGCAGATTTACAACTGAGTGGAATAATTAAAAGCAAAATAGTTGATACAGATCCACTAATAGTAAGAGCAATCAAAACATTTTGTAAGGCCGAGTTTAGTAGTGATGATAAAGAAGCGAATAGGTATAGAGAATGTTATGATATGTTAAAAACTCATCTGTCTTTGTCAACAGATTATAATACGGAAGTGGTTACACCATGAAAATAAGTTCACTAAATAAACGAATAACTTTACAAAAGTTGGTGGAAGTTGAGAATGAAGCAAATGAAAATGTGCTAGTATCACAAGATTTTAAAACAATTTGGGCTAGTATAGCACCTGTAAAGGGTAGGGAATACTTAGAGGCTAAAAAAATACAAGCAGAGTTGACTTATAAAATTACTATAAGGTACGCAAAAGATATAACACCTGATATGCAAATAAGATATGGCGAAAGGATATTTAATATTAAAGATATAATAGATCCTTTTGAAAAACACGAACTATTAGAAATCATGTGCATAGAGAAGGTGGTTAAAAATGGATGACAACCTTGAAATAAAGTTTGAGGGGCTTGAAGAGATACAGAATAAACTTGATGAGGTAAGAAAAAACTTTCCTTACAAAGAAGAAGAAATCTTACAGAAACTAGGCAAAGACCTTAGGAAAAGTGCTAGAGATAAAACAACGCTTGGTAAAGGTAAAAAGCACATGAAAAACCAGTATAAATTAAGCAAGATTAACTATGAAAAAGATTCTATGAATATAACTATGACAAATACAAGCCCACATTTTCATCTTGTAGAAAAGGGACATAGACAAGTAACTAAAAGTGGCAAAGAAGTTGGTTTTGTACCAGGGAAACATATGGTGGAGATAAGTATGAAAGAGATGGAACAGACACTACCACAAGTATTGGGAAGGTGGCTAGATGATGTTTTGGGTGATGGATAAATGATTACTCTAGTAGATATTAAAAAATCTATAAATGATGTTCTTAAAGGAACTGGATATAAAGTGTATGGAAACGAGGTTAAAGAGGGATTTACAAGGCCTTGTTTTTTTGCGCAGCTAATACCAATATCAAGTGACATTTTAAAAAAAGATACAAGTGAAAACTTCTTAATGGCGGAGATAATTTATTTTTCAAAGGATAAGACAGATTTAGAAAATCTTAAAATGTATGATGTTTTAAAAAAGAGTTTTATTCCAACTCTACAAGTTAACAATAGAAAATTTTTAGTAAGAAACTTTAGATCAGACACGATTGATGATACTGAAAATGATACTGATAATATATATTCAATTCGATTTGATTTAAATTTTTATGATGAAATTATAGATAACACACCAGAGGCTGAATTAATGCAAAATTTAAGTTTAAAGTTATAGGAGGTAAATATTTATGGGATTACCTAATATTGAAATAATATTTAAATCATTAGCAACAAGTGCTGTTGCACGTGGTGAACGTGGAATAGTTGCAATGATAATTAAAGACACGATACCAGCACCTTTAACTAATCCAATAGTAATGACAAGCAACACTGACATACCTAGTGGATTAAGTACTGAAAACAAGGCAGAAATACAAAGAGTTTTTATAGGATATGTAAACCCACCTATAAAGGTTATCGCTTATGTAATAGCTACAGATGCAGTAGATTATACTGCAGCACAAACATATTTAGAAACTGTTAAATGGGACTATGTATGTGTTCCTAGTATAGTGGCAGGAGAAGTTACTGCTTTTGCTAGTTGGATTAAGTCTTGTAGAGATACAAAAGGCTTAAAGGTTAAGGCGGTATTACCAAATTGTACTGCTGACCATGAAGGAATAATTAATCTTGCTACAGATGATATAAAAGTAGGAAGTGAAACCTATACTGCAGCACAATATTGTTCACGAATCGCTGGAATAATAGCAGGAACTCCACTATATATGGCAGCTACGTATGCCCCACTACCTGAGGTCACTGATGTACCACATCACACAAAAGCTGAGTTTGATGCACTTATAGATGCAGGTAAATTAGTCTTGATGAATGATGGTGAGAAAATTAAAATAGCAAGAGCAGTAAACTCACTTGTTACTACCACAGCAGACAAAGGAGCTGATTTTAAGAAAATTAAAATTGTAGACATTATAGATCTTATATATAGTGATATACGAAAAACTTATGATGATAATTATGTCGGTAAAGTTCCAAATGATTATGACCATAAATGTCTTTTAATTACTGCTATAAATGCCTATTTAGAGGGATTAGAATTGCAGCAGTTGCTGGATAGAGGTAAAAATGCCGTAGGAATTGATATGGAATCACAGAAATTATACTTAAAAGGCCAAGGAACAGATGTTGATACTATGAAAGACCAGGAGATAAAAGAAGCTAATACAGGATCATCTGTACTCTTAGCTGGAACAACAAGGCCTTTAGATGCAATGGAAGACTTAGTATTAAATCTTTATATGTAGGAGGTATGATTATATATGGATAGTTATAAAGCAAGTCAGGTTATAAGCGGAACTTGGGGAGAAATGTGGTTGAGTGGTGAAAAAATGGCTGAATGTACATCACTTCAAGCTAAAGTTTCATTAAAGAAAACAGCAGTTTCCATGTGTGGAACATTAGTTGATGGGCAAAAAATAACAGGTATAGATTGCAAAGGTACATTAAAGCTCAACAAGGTAACTTCTATGATGATAAGTCTTTTAAGTTCTGATATAAGAGCTGGTAAGCAATCTGAGTTTACAATTATGTCAAAGCTAGCTGATCCAGATGCACTTGGCACTGAGAGAATAACTCTCAAAGGAGTTACTTTTGATGAGCTTACACTAATTGACTGGGATGCTAAAAAGAATGGCGAAGAAAGTATACCTTTCACATTCCAGGATTGGGAACCATTAGATTTAATAGATTAATTAGGAGGTACATGTTATGAATATAGTTGAAAAGTTATTAAAAATAGATGCAGGAAAAATAGAGATGCCTAAAAAGGATATAAAATTACAGTTGAAGAAGTTGGGACAAGAAGTAGAGTTTCCTTGTAAGGCTATTGACCCAGAAAGATATGCTGAAATACAAGAGGGAGCCATTGAACTAAAAAAAGGTGATATAAAGAAAATTAATATGTATGAAATGAAGGCAATGACAATTATTGCTGGATGTCCTGAAGTTTTCAAGAATGAAGAAGTTATGAAGCATTTTAATGCGCCTACACCTAAAGAATTAATTAGAAAATTGCTTCTTTCAGGTGAAATGGATGATTTATATAATGCTATAAATGAATTAAGTGGATACAAGAAAGATGATGATGAGGATGAAGAAAAAATAAAAAACTAATAAAAGAAGATGGGAATGTACAGACAGCCTATCTTCTTTTTCGTCATAAAGGTATAATGCCAAGTGATTATTATAATAGAAAATCTGGGGAGAAAAAAGTCATTAGGGCTTTTATCCATTATGAAATAGAAGAACGAATTAAAGAACGAGAACAAGGGGGTGGTTAACATAGCACATGTAATAGATGCAATAATAACATTAAGAGATCAATTTAGTGCAACACTAAAGAATGTTAATGCTAATATAACTGATTTTCAGAAAAAGGCCAATTATATGGGTAGAGATATAAGTAAAGTAGGAAGAAGTTTAGAAAGTACTGGTGCTGGGTTAACAGCAGCATTAACAATGCCCCTTGTTGGAGTTGGAGCAGCCGCAGTAAAAGCAGGCATGGATTTTGAAGCCCAAATGTCTAGTATTAAAGCAGTAAGTGGTTCTACTGGTGTAGAAATGAAGCAACTTTCTGATTTAGCTTTAAAGGCAGGAGCCGATACAGCCTTCAGTGCCAAAGATGCGGCTAGAGGTATTGAGGAATTAATTAAGGCCGGTGTAAGTGTAAAAGATATTTTAAATGGTGGACTGATGGGTGCTCTGAATTTAGCAACTGCAGGAGAACTAGAATTAGGAGAAGCAGCTGAGATTGCGAGCACAGCACTGAATGCTTTTAAAGCAGATAATTTAACTGTAAGTAGTGCAGCAAATATTTTAGCAGGAGCAGCTAATGCATCTGCTACAGATGTTAGGGAATTAAAATTTGGGCTATCCTCTGTAGCTGCTGTAGCTAGTTCTGTTGGTATGAGTTTTAATGACACATCTACAGCACTTGCAGTATTTGCTCAGAATGGATTAAAAGGTAGTGATGCTGGTACTAGCTTAAAAACCATGTTAATGAATTTGCAGCCGAGTACTGATAAACAAGTAGCGTTATTTAAACAGTTAAATCTTGTTACTGAAAATGGATCAAGTAAGTTTTTTACGGCACAAGGGCACTTAAAGTCGTTAAGTGAGATATCTGAAATACTCAATAATAGTATGAAAGGTTTAACAGATGCTCAAAGGCTTCAAGCTATGGAAACTCTGTTTGGCAGCGATGCTATAAGGGCTGCGAATATACTTTACAAAGAAAACTCAAAAGGTGTTACTGATATGAAAGCAGCTATGAGCAAAGTTACAGCTGAACAGGTTGCAGCTGAGAAATTAAATAATTTTAAAGGCTCTCTCGAACAATTAAAAGGTTCCCTTGAAACTGCTGGTATAACATTGGCACAAACATTTTTACCTCATTTAAAAGAAATGGTAGATAACCTTACAATACTAACAAATAGATTCAGTCAGTTAAATCCAAGGACTCAGGAAGTTATAATAAAGTTTGCTATGTTTGCAGCTACGGCTGGTCCTGCCATTTGGATAATAGGATCGTTAACTAGTAGCATAGGACATACTACTACAAGTATTGCTAGGTTAACAAAGGATATTCAAAAAGCTGGTGGAATAATGGCTTGGCTTAAAACACCAGGGAATCTAGTAGTAATTGCACTAACAGCTATAATAGCCATTGCTATATTATTATATATTCACTGGGATAAAATAAGTAAAATTGCACAAGAACTAAGAGATAAATTTGTTGAATTAAAAGATAAAGCCATAAGTAAAGTAAAAGAAGAATTTCAAAACTTAGTTAACAAAGTCAAGGAAATTAAAGATAAACTAATAGAGTTTAAAGACGGAGCTGTTAAAAAGACGATTGAGAAATTTGATGACTTTAAGAAAACTTTAAAAGATAATCAAACTGAAATAAAAGTAACTGCGAGTATATTAGGAACTATCTTTGGACCAGCTTTATTGATTACAGGAACAAAAGCTGCAATAGCTGGTGGACAAATAGCAGCACATTTTATAGCTAGCGTAGTTAAGACAGGAGCTGCTGCAGTTGCTAATGGAGCTAAAGTGACAGCAAGTTTTGTTGCAAGCATGGTTAAAACCGGAACAAGTGCAGTTGTCAACGGTGCTAAAGTAACAGCTAGTTTTATAGCTAGTATGGTTAAAGCAGGAGCTGAAGCAGTTATAGCTGGAGCTAAAATAACAGCCGGATTTATCGCAAGTTTGATTAAAACAGCAGCACAAGCAACAAAGACTGCATTAGTAATAACAGGTCAATTAATAGTTGCTGTTGCGAAATATGCTTTAGAAGGTTGGAAAGTAGTAGTATCAGTAGGAGCACAAACTATAGCTATATCTGCAAATGCAATAGCATTAGGTGCCCAAAAGATAGCTTTATTTGCAAGTGCTGCAGCAACAAAAGCAGCAACAGCTGCACAATGGTTGTTTAATGCTGCATTAAGTGCGAATCCTATAGTGCTAGTTATTGCGGGTGTAATAGCATTGGGGATAGTCATTTATGAATTAGTTAAACACTGGGATCAAGTTAAGGAAGCAGTATCACAGGCATGGGAAAAGTTTAGAAATAATCCAATCGGACAATTTATAATTAATACTAATCCATTATTAAAGATACTAGATGAAATATATATACATTGGAATAGTATAACATCAGCGATACAAAATGCATGGAATTGGCTGACAACATGGAATGGTACTAAAGCACAAGATAAAGCAGTCACATTCACCCAAACAAGGATAGATGATACTAGAACAATTAGTGAGAAAGCATCAGAGCGTACAGGTAAAAACGCATTAGGTACAAGTTATTGGAGAGGTGGAGAAACTTGGGTAGGAGAAAATGGCCCTGAAAAAGTTTGGATACCTTCAGGTAGCAAAGTTATAGATCATAGAAATTCAATGAATTCTAATGGCAAAAGTATAACCATAGCTAAATTAGCAAATCAAATTATAATTCGTGAGGATGCAGATATAGATAAATTAGCTACTGCATTAGCTAAAAAATTAATACTAGCTGAAGCAAATATAATTTAGGAGGGGTTATATGAGAAAATTAAAGGAAAAAGACCTATATTGTATAGCAAAACATATTCAAGAGTTTGTTAAAACCAATTGGTGTAAAGATAAAGATTCAAAACAAGCATGTTATGATTGTAATTTTAATCAGGATTGTACAAAAAACGGGTTTACGGATCTTGATAGTTTCGATAAGTTAGAAAAGATTACAGGGGTTAAAATAAGTTTTTCACTCTTGAAAAATAAAAATTCTTTAGAGGAGTGATACTTATATGGAATTTTGGTTAAAACAAGGTAGTTATTCTCTAAGACTCCCAATACCTCCTGCTGATTATGAAATTACATGGGCGAATAATAATAGTTCCTTTTTAGTAGAAGGTATTGGAGAGGTTTCATTTCTAGGTAAACCCAAACTTGCTGAAATAGCACCAATAGAGAGTTTTTTCCCTAATCAAAACTATGGTTTTTGCCAATATACAGGTTTTCCATCCCCTAAAGAATGTGTGGAACTTATTGAATTAATGATAAGTAGCGGTAAACCTATAAGATATGTAATTACAGGCACTCCAGTAAACATCCTTTGTTCAATTGAGAGTTTCAAGATTAAGGAGCAGGACGGAACAGGGGATATTTATTTTTCACTGCAATTAAAGGAATACAGGGTGATAACATGATTAAGTTATATAGTTTATATCAAAGCCCAAGTAAAGGACCAATTCAAACAGATATAACTAATTTTTGCAAGACTATAGTATGGTCAGGGGATAAAGAGCAAGTAGCAAGAAAACTTGATGTTACAATGTCATATAGCATATGGGATAAAAATCAACCTAATGTGCAGATAGCTCCTGGAACTTTAATTTGGATGCAGGAGGATGGAAAAGAACTTTTTAGAGGCCATGTATTTGACAGGGAGATAGGCTCGCAAAGTCAAGAACTTAAATTTGTGGCTTTCGACTGCATGATTTATTTAACGAAGTCTAAAGGATCCTACAACTTTACGAATATAACTCCAGAAGACATTGTGAGAACAATTTGTGGAGATGCAGGAATATTTTGCGGTGATATTGGGACTTCAGGATATAAAATAAATCTATTAGCAAAGCAGAAATCTTTCTATGAGATAATAATGATGGCTTATACGAAAGTATGGCACTTTAATGGTGGCAAATATAACTTTATGCCTTATATGAATAAAGATGTATTAGGAATAATGAATATGGGTGTTGCGGTAGATAACTTTGTTATAAGTCCAAGTATAAACTTAGGCAATACTAATTATTCAGATACAATTAGTAATATGGTTAACAAGGTAAATATTTATAATGATAAAGGTGAGTACTTAGGCACTGCATGGCAGAGAGAGTGGATAAAAGCTTATGGGGTATTACAGGATGTATATGAGGCCTCAGAGGATGATAAATCACCTCTAACAACTGCAAATAGCATGTTGCATGGAGTGGATGAAACTATAATTGTAAATTTATTAGGCAACACTAAATGTATTACTGGCTGGGGGGTAACAGTGAATATACCATATATATACAGTTTAGCTAATACTGTTATGTGTATAGATGCTGATACTCATACGTGGGAAGTTGCAACAGGATTATATACTATGGATTTAACTTTAAATTTTAAAACTAAAATGAAGCTAGTGGAGGTGGATAAATAATGAATATTGGTGATCCTTATGTTAGCATACTGCAAAGAATGCAAAACCAAGGGAAAAAATATAATCCACCACCTATTGAAATAGGAACGGTAACATCTTCTGATCCACTAACAATTAAAGTAGGAGATCAGCCCCTTACAAAAGATAATATTTTGGTGGCTGATTTTTTATTGTCCAATTATAAAAGAAAAATTTCAATTCCTTCAACGAGTGCTACAGGAACAGCAGAAGACAAAAGTATTTCAAATATTGCTATTCCAGATGCAGAATTAAGCTTCACAGATGGGCTGAAAAAAGATGATATGGTGGCTTGTTTAGCTACATCAAACGAACAGACTTACATTTTATTATGTAGGGTGGTGAAACTATGAGTATTTTCCCTAGTTCAATTGCTAACGTAGATACAATAATAGATAAAGCCGTAACAGCAACAGCAACTATCCCAAGAGAGTATGCATGGGACTTTGAGAATAATGAATTTAGATTGGTTAACGGAAAGTTTGTAATAGTTGAAGGCCCCGAAGCACTTAAGATATGGATGTGGAAAGCTTTGAAAACTGTAAAAATGACTTATAGTGTTTATTCTGATAGCTATGGGCATGACTTAGATACTTTAGTAGGACAAGGTTTTAGTAGTGGTATGGTTGAGAGTGAGGCTAGGAGATTAGTCCTGGAGTGTATAAGTGCAAACTCACATATAACAGGTATAAAAAACTTTAGTGCTAATAGTAATGGCGATACATTGACAGTTGGTTTTACAGCTCTTACAGACCAAGGGGAGGTGACATATAGTGGCCGCATATAGTGAAAGTGAAGAAATCATAAGAGATAGGATATTAAGTAATATGTCTGACACTGTAGATAAAACAGAGGGTTACATCGCCTATGATTCAGCTGCAGCATTTGGAAAAGAATTAAGTTCCAATCGAGCTATATTAGATGAAATATTAGCCTACGCTTTCCCACAAACAAGCAGTGGAACATATCTAGATTATAATGCAGAGAGTAGAGGGGTGACTAGAAACTTAGGTGTAAAGTCTAAAGGTCAGGTAGTATTTACAGGTGTTAACAATACAGTTATTCAACAGGGGACTATAGTACAAACAAATGGGGGTCTACAGTATACAATAGATTCAAATGTTGTAATAACAAATGGTTCTGCTACAGCAAATATAACTGCTACAGCTATTGGAACAAGTTACAATATCCCAACCAATACTATAATTCAAATACCCATTGCAATTAATGGGGTAACCAGTGTAACAAACAGTGTACCAACAACAGGCGGAACAGATGATGAAACAGATTTACAACTGATAGCAAGACTATTACAAAAAGTTCAGAACCCTCCTTCCAGTGGAAATAAAACTGACTATGAAAGATGGGCAAAAGAGGTAAGTGGGGTTTTATATGTTAAGGTTATTCCTCTTGCAAATGGTCCGGGTACAATCAAACTGGTAGTTGCAGGAGAAAATGGAGCTATCTTGGATAGCACTATAATTAAAAACGTACAAGATCATTTAAAAGAAGTAGCTCCTATATTGGCAAATGTAACGGTAGTAACAGTAAGTCAAGTTCAAATTAATACTATAATAACTGGGTTAACAATTAAAATTGGTTACAATTTAGACGATGTAAAATTAAATGTAGAAACATCTATAAGGGATTATTTAAGTGAGCTTAATCCAGGTGACACAGTAAACTACAATAACATTAGAGCAATTGTAACGTTGACTGAGGGGGTAAGTGACTTTACAGAACTGACACTTAATACAGGAACATCCAATATTACAACAACAGATGAACAAAAAGCAGTTTTAAGTACAATAACATATAGTTAGGAGGTGGTTTAATTGGATTTAAAATCTTATTTACCACCATTTTTGTTTGATTCAAATATATTTACAGATTTATTTATTCAGTATCAAGCGGAAACAGATAATTTAGAAAGCGACACGCAGGACCTTCTGAATCAACTTTTTCCTAATACTGCAACTTGGGGGCTTGTGTTATGGGAGCAGTTGGTAGGTATAACAACAAACACTTCAATTAATATTGAAGTCAGAAGAGTTAATGTATTAAATAAACTTTCTCAGATATACACTATGACTGCTTCAAATATGACAGATATATTAAAAAAGTTTACAGATGGTCTAGTAAGTTTAATTCAAAATTATTCAATGTACACTTTTGATATTGATTTTAATGTTAAAAGTAAGGCTGTTAGCTTATTGGATTTACTCCAAACTATTGAAACTATCAAGCCAGCTCATTTAGATTATTCTCTTTCAATAAATCTCAATCCAACAGCTAAAGGCGTCTATAATGCAGTATGTCATGTAAGTGGCGAATCAATTAGTTTATATCCTTATATTGCAACTAATATTGACGTTACACCTAGTGTCGAACTAGGTATGTATTTTCATAACATAGAAACTTCGACATTATATCCAAAGGAGGAATAAATGTATGGCAGAAAACTTTTATACAATCTTAACTAATACAGGTAAAGCACAAATAGCAAATGCAAGCGCACTAGGAATAAAGGTTAATTTTACTACATTAAAACTAGGGGATGGTAATGGTGCATATTACAATCCTACAGAAACTCAAACTACTCTTGTGCATGAAGTGTGGAGTGGGAACATAGGTAATATAACAGTAGACTCAACCAATGCTAATTGGTTGGTGTTAGAAACAGTTATACCAGCTGATGTAGGCGGCTTTATGATACGTGAGGCAGGTGTATTTGATGACAAGGGAAATCTTTTAGCTGTAGGTAAGTATCCTGAGACATATAAACCAATTGTGAGCCAGGGAAGTGCTAAAGATCTTAGAATAAGAATTATAATTGAGGTTACAAACACGGCTGCAGTAACTTTAAAAGTTGACCCAGCAGTTATTCTTGCAACTAAGAAAGAAGTAGGAGATTTAGTTAATCTTGCCACAACAAGTAAAGGAAACTTAGTAGCAGCTGTAAATGAAAACACATTAAATGCAAAGTCTTTTAAAAGCATAGATTTAAAATATATAGCAAGGTTTTTTACTAACTCTCCTGCAGTAGTGACTGATGCTAATGATCCTGTTTATGCTGCTTCAGGATTGACAAATGTTCCTATAGGTGGGGTTTTTAATAATATTAATCCTACTACTAAAAAACTAAGTGATACCATTGATCTTCCTGCTACTTGTTGGGCAATTGTATCATTATGCAAGGTCTATGGTTTAGATGCTAACACAGAGATAAAGTCTATTATAGAAAAATGTGCTGATTTTATAGCGAATAACTTACAAGATGGTAGTTTTTATGGTGCCAACTTTAAGTATATACCTAATGGCTTTACTCATTCCAATGGAACATGGGCAGGAACAGGTTGGGGATACCATGTCAGAGTACAATATCAAGCTATATGGGCATTGTTAGAAGCATATAAAATATCACCTAAGTTAATATATAAAACTGCTATTGAAGAATTATTAGATCAGGCTGCAGTGTGGCAACAAAATATATCTACAAGAATAACCAATGGTGAAATAGCGGGATATATGAACGGGGCTGTTTATAACACTATATCAAATACAGAGGGTAGTTTTGCTCCAGAATGGACAAGTTTTTCAAATACAAGCATTGATGTTATTTATAAAGCTATAACGAATTACGTAACTTTATTTGGAAATGCTCAAAGATCTGATATAGAAGGCATTAGCTACTATCCTCAAAGTATATTAAATAATCACAAAAATTGGTTTATAGATTGTTATAATAATCATGGTATGAGAAGAACTACAGGACACAATATGTTATACAGCTTCTATAAATATGATGCTGAGACTGGACCTTTTGTAAATGGTGTAGCTAATCCAACAGCAATGAACTGGGATTGGATAGAAGGTGGTTGGAGTACAGAAACATGGTTTACTGGTGATTTGCAATTATGGGCAATAAAAGGTATGGCATATTGCGGATTTACAGATCAAGTTAAGTCATTGCTAGATAGATTTTATCAATTAAGAGTTACTACAAATGATGAAAGAATATTATTTTATGATAGATATACAAAAGATGGTGGGCATTTAGCTGATGACCAAAGTATCTCTACTGTTTTTACAGCTTTATACATGAACTGTAGAGAACTTATAAATGACACATCGTATTCCCAAGCTTGTTTTGATACAGTATATTTAAAGCAGATTAAGAGCATAGATGTATTAATTGATGGTGGATATAATTGGGATGCAACTGATGAAGAATCCCTACTTGAAACAAAGTCCTTAGGTGAAATAGTATATGCTCCAATAGAGAAATATGCCTCTAGTTCAAGCATACAAGATATATTGCAGGATAACATTAATATGTTCCATGAAACTGTAAAAAATACAGGAAATTTAGCTCTGTTAAATACAGTAAATAAGGAAAATTTAGTTGCTGCTATCAATGAAAATACGTCGTCTTTGGCTGAAAAGGCGGCTCAAAAAGATATTGATAATGCGATTTTAGTAAAAAAAGAAGTTTATGTGGCTCGTCACAAATATATACGACAAAAAT